CCCAGTTTGGCGAATCGAAAGTCTTACCGCCCGAAATAGGGAACAATCCTCCGAATTGCAATGTCTTGTTATCAGCCTTGAAGTGACAATCGGGAACATGAACCATCGTTTCATACTTTGACGCATCATCTACCTTTGTTCCGTCAGCGAAGAACTCCCAATTACTAGGGTCTAGCTTAGCAGCATACACCTTACCATTCACAACCTTCATCATATATCCACCCATTGCTCTCTGATACATATCAGCCATGAAAGGCGTTGGCAGAGCGAATTTAGGGTTAGAAGACTGCTCCAATGTAATTGATGGGTAGAAAATATTGTTACCCATCATTTTCTGAAGGTCTCCGAGACTTAATCTGCGAAGAGCTCCATCTACTACAATCAAGAAGGTTTGGTCGGTATTCATTGCCGTAACAAGCTTCTTTTCTGTTAATTTAACACCCATATCTTATATTTTTTAATTATACATATTAATCAATTAAAGCATTGTCATCCTCATCAAGCAGGTAATTGCTATCTTCATCAATGAGATAGTCGTTGGCAGGTCGCTGTCTGTATTCTATCTGTTCTTCAAGATAATCGCTCTCAACATCGCCAAGACCACTCTCTTCGATAGAGAAGGTACAGCTATTTCCCTCTTGCCAAGACTTCTTTGTTATGATACTTCCGTTTGAAGCTTCGGTATGCCATTGCAATTCTACGATGCGGTTAGGGTATTCAACGCCCCTTCCGTTGTACTCCAAAATAGCCTTGTTGCTTCTGTATATCTTACCCCA